ATTGCTCTGCCTTAACTTTAGGAAGATTGCCAACGTCAATGTAGAAAATTCTACGCTCAGGAGCGCGAGACATTCTATAGATAACCAGAGAATCTTCAATCATTCTCAGTTGGTTAACTGCCTTCAATGCCTTATGAAGATAAGACAATGGAAGGTTATTATTCATGTCAAGCAAACCTGATGACACAAATGTAATTGCATCAGGTGAAATTTTCACACCGAGTTGATCGTTACCTGCAATTGAAACAGTTGCTTTACTATTGAATACACCCTTAGGGTTATACAGATAATACTCAGTAATATTTCCATAATCAACTTTACCATTGCTATCTGTAGCAGGAGTAGCTGATTTTTTAACCTCACGCATTTTTTTGATCTTTAACGGATCAATGTAACGGAGTTCTTTGATACCCTCAGTGGGTTTGTTTATATCAATTACCTTATGATAATACAGTCTGCCATCAATGTACCAACGCCTGAAAATGTGGTAACATTTTTTGTCAAACTTAATTAGTCTTTTAAGTTCTTTAAATTCTTCTCGAATTCTCTTCTTGATTGAGTCACTTACTTCAAGATTAGAGAGTTCAATTTCTACTGGTGAATCATCACCATCAGCAACAATTGCTTCGTTTACTACTTCATCAATCGCAGAATCTACTTCTGGATGTAATGATACTTCGCGATATTTTCTGATCTGCTCAAATTCATTCTTTGAGATACCTTCAATATCGACATATTGACCGTAATAACCTCCAGCAGAGATTGTTACGGTCCCATCATCGTTATTGGGAGCAACAGGAGATACTAACCCCTGCTGCTTTTTTTTCTTTTGATTATCTTTGTCTAAAGAAAATCCGAATAACTCCGCCATTGTATAAATGAAACTACGTTTTACTGTAGTTATTTATCACGCAATTGAACTTGCCCCTACGTCATCAGTTTCCCACCAGTCATACTGGAATTCAACTGTATACTCAGCAACAGTATTATTGTTGTCATATGACAAGTCAATTTGAGCAATATTGCTTGGGAAAGCGTTGTTGAATTTGTAGGATCTTACGATGTTATGAGGATCGGAAGGATCATCTCCAGAAGCAGTTCCTCTACCAAGTTGATCAACTTGTAAAGTAGCAGCAAAATCTGAAGTGTATCCAGCACCGTCGTCATGCTTATTCAGACGATCCATCCACTTCTCAAAGTATCCTCTGAGTGCCATGTCTTCGTCAGCCATTACGGTAACAGTCCATGATTCAAACGTTCTGTCTCCAGGAAGTTTGATAACTCTACCTCTGAAAGGAACTTCTACAGTTCCAACACTGCTGGCAGGGATACCAGCAGAACGACATAGGAATGAAAATTTGCCATCACCAGCTTTTACATCCTCAGCACCATCAATAGCGTTGATGTTTGCTTCAAGATCTACTACGCTTACGCGGAATAGATTAGGACGAAGACCGTAACCAATTTTTCCTTTAAATGCAGTTAAGTTTGCCATTGTTTGATTATCTCCTTATTTGTATTTATTGTTAATCAAACTCTACCAATTACTTCGTCAAAACTAACACCAGTGCGGGTAGCAACGAATGTAAGAGTGATGAAGTTAATTGATCTAGAAGGCTTGATATAAATGTCGGCAACAAATTCATTTCTGTCGATAACATCGGCAGTATTGTTTGTTTCATCAGCAACTACGAGGAAATCAGTCATGCCTCTTCTTGCCTGAATGTCACGCATGTAGTTGTTTACCTGCGTAGCAAAGTTATTACGAGTAGTTGTATCATTCAACTCGAAGAGTACACTCTTAGAGAAGTCTTTGATTGTTCTCTCAAGAATGAGGAACAGGCGGCGAACGTTGATACGATCGAATGCGGAAGGACTGCGAAGAGCAGTTTTGTCTCCGTAAAGGACGATGCCTTGACCAGGGAAAGAAACAATCGGATTGATACGCTTTCCATAGAGTTCGTCTCTCTGTGCTTGATTAGGATTGTAAGCAATCTTAATAGCGTTTCTCAAGTTACCTCTGTTGAAACCAGCAGGTGAGAACCATGCCTCAGCAGTCTCGGCAGCATTTACACAAAGACCAGCAACATCAGCATCACATGGGATCCAACGATATGAATCATTAAATCTATCGTAGATGTACTTATAGTTGTTAGAGAAAACAGCGTATGAAGAACTATCGCTGATTGCTTCAAAGAAGTCTACAACGTTTTCTGTCTGAGCGGCACTAGTAGAAGCACCAGATCCGAGAACATCAGATTTTTGTGGTGAAACAAGAGTGATACAATCTTTTCTAGTATTAGAAAGATTGATTAATGTATTTGCTTTAGCAAGACTTGAAGGACCAGTGAGGATATAATCAACCAACATGGTCTCAGTGTCGGAGAAGACATCAAGATATGTTTGAGTTTCGTTTCCTACATTGTAATTCTGATAGTCAGTACCACCAGACAATGTGTAAGACTTAGGTCCATAGAGTTTGAAGATGCTTGCTGCTGTAGCAGAATCAGAAATATCTACACCACTAGCAGGTGTGTATACTGAAGTATCTTCGTAAGCAGTTACATAGATATACTTTGAACGACCTTTGATAACATTCTTAAAGAAGTTACCTTCTCCTTCAGTAGTCTTAGCACCAGGTGCTTTTGATACGAAAAGAATTTTTTCGAGGATTGTATTTGCTGTTCCGGTAACACCACCAGTTGCATCAATGACTGCGAAATGAATTTCATCATTAGCACCACTTCTATCAGAAGCGTAAGGTGAAGTGCCAGGGCGAGGTGCGATTGCACTCCACTTAATTAAACCAGCGATAGCATACTGCTCGTCATACCAGCTAGTAACAGCATCAACGTTTTCTGTGCTTACTGTTCCACCCTTAACAAACTTAGCAGAACCAGCGTCAAGAACAACAGCAACTTTCGTTGTGTCTCCACTGTTATCTTCATAAACAAGACCAGTAGCACTTCCATCAGTAATTACATCACCTTGTGAGAATGCTACACCGTTAGCAAGTGTCAGAATTTGATCTGCACCAGCATCGATTGATACAACCTTAAGTGCGTTGCCCCATGTTCCAGGAGTTTTAGAAGCAAATTTATATGCTTGTGAACTGCCTTCAAAGTTAGCTTCGTAATCAGCTAAATTATTGATGTTTACTGATGCTGCACCTGTTTCATTGGAGTTAGTTAAATATCCAGCGGAAGCACTGGAAATTCTTGCTACTTGAAGATTGCCACCGTAGTTAAGAAACTCGGAAGCAGTAAACCAAAATTCGTAGTTGTCTGCGGTTGGTGTACCGAAAGTTGAAACGAGTTCTTTCTCGTTTGTGATTAATTTTGCAACGCCTACTTCGCCTTTCGTGAAAGGACCAGCAATAGCGCCGACATTGGTAGATGTTTCTTGGAGACGTGAATTAGTAAAATCGCGCTCCTGAACAATAATACCTGGCGATGATTGAGATGCCATCTTTTACCTCTAAAGTTCAGATTTTATTCTGTGATTATTTATGAAATCCTATGTTTCAACTGGGGAAACAATGCATGAACAACTACCAATCTGGATAGATGTCTGGTCCGAATCTAGGGACAGGATCGTATGGTATGTCTGGTTTATCTTTACTCTTCTTCCTAGTTTTCACAACTCTTTTAACAGTACAGTCTTTACATTCATAAGAGTATGCTGATAATGTTGACCTACCTTTTCTAGTCCTATAAAAATCTGTGAGTAAATCTTTCACTTCACCACAAGATCTGCATTTCCTTTCTTTCCACAAGAGATGTTCTAATTCAAACTCCTCCTCAAAGTCCATTAGTTATATGAACCCATATAAGTAAACTCTGATGAAACATCACCATACTCATCCAAGAACCAACGATCACCATCCTTATCAACAAAACTTTCCTGATCTTCTAGACCATCAGAAATAAATCCAAATGGCGACATATCCTGTTCGATTTGATTCTTCTGCTCATCATAAATTCTTTGACGAACATCATTGTCCGTCATCTCTTTAAAGTAATCTTGTACCGCCAACCAACAAAAGATAACGAGACACATCGCAAGGTCATCATGACATCCTTCTTCTGCTTCAAACGATTGACTTTTTTGAATGAATGTAGTCAGTTCACTAATAGTATCGTAATCTGGAATTACAAGTTTATCATCTTCAATAAAAGTTTTTAAGTTCAGACATCCAACCTTCTTCACGGTCTTAGACATCTTTACACCTAACTGTGTTTTCTTTCCAGAAAATCCTGTGCCTACAATTTGTCCTGCTCGCCCTCTCATGGCACACATTAAAATATTGTCATACTCCAAATCAAAATGCATCATCGATGCTATCTGATCTCCAATATCATTTACTTCCGTTAAAACATATGCTCTATTATATCCCTTCGCCATATCAGTGATAATGGTTGGGAACATCATAGGTTTGATTTCGTTATTTTTATAACGTGCTACCAACCTGTAAGGGAACTTTGTAATGTCAAAAACCAAAAATGCACTATAATCACTGCCCACACCACGGGCAACGTCAACAGTAATAATATAATCGTGTTCTTTTTTCGGGTTCTCATAAACTACTAATCCTTTTCCGTTATCGGCAATAGGATCATCATACACCATTGTTCGCAATTTGCTCGCAGCAATTAACGTATCTACAGATCCAAGGAACTCACACTCAAATTCTTGAGTGAACTGGCGTTGAGATGTATTAGCAATCGTTTGCTCTTTCCAGTTAGCATCTCTGCCGGGAACTTGACTCCAGTGTACTTCTGTAGTGATATATTGGTTCTTACCTCTCTCAGCATCATGCCAGAGCTTGTAGAACATGTTCATCCCGTTAGGGGTAGATATGATAATAACCTTAGTAGACTTACCTGAGGAGATCGTAGGGTATACTGAGGAGAAAAACTGCTCGGCAATGTGAGTTGGAACGAATGCAAATTCGTCCAAGAAGATGATGTTGAATGACATGCCTCGGACAGCAGAACTAGAAGTAGATGCTGCCATGATCTTAGAACCATTCTCAAGTTCTAGAGATCCTTTATTCCACGCCACAATACCTTGCTGCATCCACTTAGGAAGGTTCTCATAAGCAAGTTGCAACCTACCGAGAAGTTCTCTGGATGTGCTTAGTTTGTTTGCTAGGATACCGATGTTGACATTATCATTGAAGATACAATAATGCAGCAGGTAAGAAACCACAGTGGTACTCTTACCAGTCTGACGTGGTAGTTTAGCAATGTTAAAACGATTATTATGGAACCTTTCAATCATTTCTTCTTGAAAGTCCCACATTTTAAATGGCACCAGACCCTCATCCAGTGACACAATCTTGATATAATTTTTAGTAAAGTAGACGGGATCGTCAGCACACTTCAACCACTCCTGAACTTGTTTAGGAGTGAAACTCATTTCCACGTTCGCCGCTTTTAGATTTGGCGAACCTTTATAAACTTTATCAGCCATTTATCAACAGTTCCAAGCTCTCAGTGATTTGTTGATCCTGCTATCAGGATCACTAGCAGTCTTCTTACTAGTTAGTTTCTTTTTCATACCCTTCATTCGAGCGCAGAAGGATGCCCTCCTGGGATTTCCAGCCTTCTTGCTTGGTGCTTTAAGGTCAGATCCTGGATTTTCCTTTTCATAAGATCTGCGTCCTTTTGCGTTAAGTCCTCCTGACTTACTTTTGCCTGACTTTTTTGTCCAGGCTGCTCCTTCTTGGGTGAGTTCAAATTCTTC